AAAGTTAAACGAGCGGTATACCTTTAATCAAACTTGGTACGACGCTCTGTTAAATACAGATTTAGTGCTCTGTACCCGTGACGAAGCCAAAGACTTGGCTCTGAAGCCTGCCGAAAAGCGAAAAATTGTTGAAATTGGAATTTACGAAGGCGCTTCGAGCTGTTTCTGGTCAGATTTTTACATGTCTCACCCGGAATCACGTTTAATTTCTATCGATCCCTTTACCGGAAGCGATGAACACCACGCTAAACCTGAGAACTACCCTGAATTAGCTCAGATTGAGCTGACGGCTCGGGGAAATATTGCAAAGTCAGACAACGCAGCCAAGATAGAGATTGTTAAAGGCTGTAGCTGGGACGTTTTCCCTGAACTAAATCGACGTTTTGGCGGAGAAGCCTGGATTGATGTGCTGTATATCGATGGTGCGCACGATTCCGCTTCTGTTGCACGCGATACTACCCTCTATGTGCCTATGGTTAAAGAAGGCGGAATTGTTATTTTCGATGACTATGGCCACCCGGATGTCCGCCGCGGTGTAGATGGAGCGTTGAACGCGTTCGCATCCATGGAATATGCTATTTATTCAGGCTGGCAATTGATCTGCAAGGTTAGCAAGATCGCCAACTCTCCAACGAGTTAATTGCAGCTTGCGCTCTTCCACAAGATGCCAAGAACTTATGGTGCTTTTAGTCCCCCAAGGGGCAACGATTGTGATGCTGCTGTCGTCATTTGATATAACTTCGAAGTTGTCAGCCATCGAGCCAGAGGGTAAATAGTTAAAGGGCGACCTCAAACTTTCGGGGCGAGGTACATTTAATGCAGTTAACCTAGCTGCACCCTTTGTAAGAGGGATCTCCTTTAGTCTAGCTCCCACAGCTGGTTACTCTTCCTGCTTGCGGTGTTTCACGTTTTTACTTCTTTCCTTCTTCCGTTCTACCCGGCCCCCAACTGTAGAGCAGCGGGTGGGATAAGCAATACTCCCGAAACAATTGTTTGCACTCATCTGCAGTTATACCAAGGGCTTTTGCAGCTTGCGGCACGTTCCACCTGGCGATAAACAACATCGTCAGCGGATCTTCCTGAGTTGTACGGTTACTTGTACAAGTCGATTTTGGCTTAGTCAATGGCTAGTTCACCATCCTTATTCCAACTTAAATAGTTTACAAACGACACATGGTTACTACTTGACTTATAGCTAGCCACACTGGGCGCGTTTTCTCCACTAACCAACGAAATCAACTTACCAACTTCATTGTAAATGTCCGTTGTCGGACCCTCAAACACACCCATGGGTCGGACCTTGCTCCTCACAGTCTAAAGGCACTAAGGCCCCACTATCGTTGCTACGACTAGTATTTTCACAATTTCTATGGTTTCTACTCTTGCGCAATATTTTATTTCGTGGCCGATGACTCTTCTTCAAGCTCCTCGGCAAGCGCCTGAGCATTTGGTGAAAGGATTGTCATTGTGCCTCCAGCTCGTCGGCGATGGCAAGAAGGGGGTTCTTACCCCATTTAGCAAGCACTGCGCGAAGACCTGCTGCCTGACAGTGGGGTCCTTGTCTATTTTTCTCAGCGTAATATCCAGCAAGATACGTCTCGCTAAGTTCTTTATCCGCTGGCACCACCTGATCCGCAGCAGCGCGGAGGGCGGCGGCGAGACATTTACGATCTTGTTCTAGTGCTTCGTCTGGCCATTCAGCAAGGAACGCATCCAGCACTGCTAAAGCGGCGGGGGAGAGAGTCATGACTGCCCCCAGCGGGCTAGAACGGCGCGGGCGAAGGCAGCCATGCTGCAACATTCGATCACATCAGTAACCGTGCGCTTATCTGTATCTGATCCCCACCAGAACACAGCAAACTCATCAAGCTCCTCATCCGTAGGCCCCACCGGCTGCTCAGCCAGGGCGGCGCGGGCTTCAATTGCCAACGCATGGGTCTCGCGGCGATCATCCATAAGGAGCTGTCGGTAATGATTCAGCTCATCAGCCATACGGGCGCACAAAGCGCGGAAGTCAGTCATTGATCCAGCTCTTTAACAAGTTTCTTCAATGCCTTGAACTCACCCCATGTCAGCCTGATGGTTTGTTCGCCATGGCTGCTCAGGTGAGCGTCAAAGCCTTCACCGTTGTGCCATAAGGACACTTCGATGAAATCATCAAGCTTGGCAGTGTGATCGAACGTACGCAGGGATGCGAACGCAGTGTCGAGCTTGTAGCATTTGATGTCAGTCATTAAGCAATGCCTCCAATAGCTTTTGCGCTGCTTCTAACAGCAATGGAAGTTCCGCTGGATCCACTTCAATTACTTGGTCTTCTTGCTGTAGACGCAAAAAGTACCCACCGTCAGGGTCGCCAGCAAGTTGCACCCGAATCCCGCTTCTGGCGATGTAAGTGGCACACGCCTCCAGCTCCTGGTCGGCGCCCCAGCGGGCGGCCATCACAGCGACCTGAGCAAACAGGGGATCATTGTGATTGGATTCACTTACCCACTGTTTAATTAGCTCAGGCGGTGGGGTAATCGGGTGTCGGTTAGTCATTTGCTATTTGCAAATTGCGAATTCTTCTATGACTGTACATTCCCCCAAGGGCTGGGCTCTGTGATCGGAGCAGGCGTCTTGGGTAGTGTGGCAGCAGCGTGCTGAAGTTGAATGTACTGAAGAGCCTGTTTATGCTGGTTTAACTCAGCTGTGATCTGTTGAGTCTGGGATTCAGCCCATTTTTTTGCATTTGTAGTCAGCTCATCGAGGGCAGATTGGCTATGTGGGTAAGCGAAGACCACACCAGCACCTTGTTTGACTGCAACTTTTTCCCCGTTGGTGTTCTCTGCAAGTTCCAATAAGAACGCATAAGCTCTATCTACTGGGACATTTGCAAGAAAGCTGAGTTGAATCGGGTCAACCACTCCTCTATTTGCTTCGTAGAGAGCCGAAAAACAATTAGTAACTCGTGTAGCAACCTCATCGTTGTGCTTTTGTCGAAGCGCACGTTCGCGGCTGATACCCGCTCCACCTATAAGGCCGCCCGCAAAAGCAAGGGAGGCGCCTACAAACTGAGGTGCGGTAATAGACGTGACAACACCGACTGCAGCGCCAGCGACGATGGCCAGACTGAAATTAGGATTTAACCGGATCATGTTTCTGGAAAGAGGGATCCCAATAGTTGGTGTTCATGTCCTGAGCAAACTCCACGGGGGAGGGGAGCCGCTCAGGTCCTTTTGCTGCTCGGTCAGATTGTAAGTCATAAGCCTTTAAACGCAACCCTTTGATGCCTGGGATACCATCGTTTAACACCACTTTTACATTCGGTAGTTTAAGAATGTTCACCATCGCTTCTCGTGTGCGCTCAACAAAACGGTGCTTTGCTGCTGGCTTGTACCCGCAAGATTTGCAAAAGTTTGCATAGCTTGGATACAGAGCACCATATGCGTTAGCTACATACATGCCTTTTTCGGCTTCATCCGTGTTTGGTTTGCGGGCGCCTTGACCTACAGGAGTCACCGTGTTCGGAGCATACAAGCAGCAGTCATGTAACCACGCAACAAACTGATTATTAAAGAGAAGAGCTTCGATGTTTGTTTTGTTTAGTGAAGGAACGTGTTTTGTGGGATTCGCCAGCACATCCTTCATGATTGCATAGTCCATTGACAGAGCCCAACTCACGATTCCACTCATCTCAGGCACAAAAGCCCCCTCGATTCGATCGTCATAAACACTGATCAACTCTTTGCGGAGGCTCGGGTCAACAACTTTGTCCATCAAAATAGTAAGACGACGACGCTCAAGACCGCTACTGGAGTCGTTTGAAGTAATATGTTCGTTACTTGCGATACACACAAGACATTCTGGCTTAAAGCTAATAATCTCCTTTCCATACTTTCTTTCTGCACGAAGTGTATCTGAAGCAGAGGTAAGCTTCTTCAGTATGTCCATCCTCCGGTTGTAGTTTGACTCGTCCGTCAGAAGTAGCAGTTTCTTCCCAATTAAGCTATAGCTCTCAAACTTGTTTGTCTCGATGACCTCCAAGCTCGACGTGTGAGTGCCGTGGAACCCGGCAAGAGCCACCATCAACTGTTGCATCGTTGACTTGCCAGTACCACCGGGACCAACCAGATGCAAGAACCGCTCTCCAGCTGTGTAACCCGTCAAAAGAGCACGGGCAAAAGCCTGAATTAAAACTTCTTGTCCTTTATCTAAAGCAGAAGTAATCCAACGCATGAACTCGGGGCAACGAGCGCTGGTGTTGTATTCGTAGGGAAGCTTGTGTCTCAGATAAAGTTCTTTGTGCTGACCCTCTTCAAACTCCAGCGTGGTCGTATCAAGTACACCATTTTTAAAAGGAATAATCCCACGGGATTTTGTCCAGATACTCCGGCGCCCACCATCCGCAGACTTCAACAGCTTCGCCTTCAGGATCGAGTAGACGCTGTTGATCATTGCGGCGTTATATTTCGCCATGACGCCAGCGGTGACAAATGAGTCTAAAGCTTTTACAATTCTGCGTTTGATGTGCTGTTCATCTTGATGATACCAAATATCTTGATCTTCATCGTAGTGATAAAATTGATCTAAGTAACTGTCGTAAATAAATGAGTCACCTTGATTCGTGACAATAATATCGGCTACGTCGTTTTCAGAAAATTCACGGTTTCTTGTACCGCCCTGCAGGCTTACAAGCTGAGTTGGTGTTGATGGTGTGTTCATGTTTTCTTTAGTTTTTGTCTTTGTTTTTAATGTTGATGTTGTTTGATCGACTTTTGGTGAGCTCAGATCAAATTCAGACATGTCGAGTACGGCGTTTACAGCCGCGTCTCTTTTTGCTTGAGCAAGAGCTTCCTTTACTTCATGTGACGCGTGGGTGTCAAAAACCGAGCGGCTGACACGTTTGATTTTTTTCCAAGTTCCCAACTCGCCGAGCTCAGAAGCTAGGGCCACAGCAGGCAGTAACTCCTCAGGGTTTCTGATCGAGTTGAGGATACGGTTGAACTTGCCATCAATGTCATGCGGGTAACCATAGATATTATAGAACGCACGGTGTGCCACTGTCAACGGCTCAGTGCACAGAGCAATATTGTTTGCACTACACCAATTCGACCAACCAAGAAGCTCTTTAAAGACCGCAGCCATCGTCGAACTTCGGTCGCCTACCTCCTCACCATCTAAAACAGAACGGACAGTTGTGGACACCAACCGCTCTGGATCCATTCCATTTTCTCGAAGAGTTACAGTTTTTAAAAACTCTTCAGGGTCTCCACCTTCGTCAGTTTCGTTTGAGGGGAGTGCAGCGAACGCCCTCAGGATCTCGTCAATCTTGTCCGATGGTATGTATTTTCCTGGCTTGGCAAAGATAGCTTGTTCATTTTTAGGGCCATAGAAGAGATTAGGAACAGTCGTGGCCCTAATATCCGAGCCGGGGATTTGTGCATATACTTGCTTACAAAACCACTGATAAAAAGATGCGTTGATTGTTGGTTTTTCTAGACCAAAAACTAACCTAAAACGAGGCCAAGTAACAGATGTAGATGGGGAGTAGTAAGCAAGAGTAAGATATTTCTTACATATATCAAGTTCTAACGCTTGGTCTATTGTTAGTTCTTGTTTTTGAACCTTATTGCCTTTCTCATCTTTGTAATCTGCTTGATTGTCGATATCAATAATAATTAAACCAGCTTTAATAACCCCCGTGGCATTCCTTTGCCTCCTACCTTCGAGCAAATGCCATGCACACAAGCCAGCTTGCTGGCCTAAAACCTTAGCAAGTTCTTCAGTAGTAAGTTCCGAAGCATCCCAGCCAGAGTTAAAAGCTGTGAAGTTACCACCTTCCGCAATTTTGCCAAGTTCAGGGTGAAGGTGAGGGACCACCCTAAGGTTTACAGAGCAAATGAACTTCATAGGATGATGCTGAGCGCCTCTAGTATGACCTAAAACCGGCCGAAAGCAACCTAAGAAAAGGTGAAGAAACTTTTCTCGGGCAGCCGTTTGATGGACTCGATTCTACGCTGTCGGGTTTAGCTCGTAGTATTGTTTGACAACTTGGAACCAACTTTCTTCGTCTTTCTCTACTTCTTCGGGGCCAAAAGTAAATATTTGGGTGTTGAATTCTTTAACAGCTGTCGTGACAATAATCTGAGTCTTTACAATTTTAATTCCTAAACAAGCTTCGGCTGCTGCTTTGTAAGCTGCAAGCTGTAGCTTTGTTTTTTTAGTTTTAAAAACACCAGAAATTAAAGCTTTTTTAGTTTTTTCGTCAACGTTAAGATTTTTGTTGGGGAATCGAGCAGCGTAGGGTCCGTTGCTGGTTTTAAAGTCAGCAAGAATAATTTCTGCGTTTGAGTTCATGTAGATCAAGTCACAGCAACCCGCGTAACCATGTCCTGTTTTTTCATCGTAATAATGAATGCGACCCACTCCGTCATCTCCAACGTACTTAGCCCAGCGTGGTTGGTTGAAAGGCTTCTCAGACCACAGAACACGACCTCCGCTTAGGAGATCATCCAGCACTTCAGGTACTCCATCCCAATACGGTTTATACTGCTCTGACGGTATTACACGTAAGCCTCTAAGATAATCTTCTACACTGTTGTGTATCCAAGTTCCTCTAGTCGCAGCCGCATCAGCTACTCCTGGATTTAACATATTCCAGTGAGCTAATTTTGCGCGGGTAGCTTCAGTTTGAGTTGCACTCAGGATAGATGTGACGGAGGGTAAGGGCTTTGGTACACCATTGCAGATGTAGTGCCTTAATCCATTAACTGTTACTCGGGTGTTGGACACAATAATCGTGTCAATTTGTCTTCAGCTTAGAACGAACTTAATGCAAATTTACCTTCGTCGCCATCTTCATCGTCATCCCCGTCTTCACTTTCGTCACTATCGTCGTTATCTTCAATGAAAAATTCTTGTTTTTGATACTGATACTCGCGGTTGCGTTGATCAAGCCTCGACATCAGGCAGAGAGCTGCAGAGAATCCTTCAATAGTTATATCCGCACACTCTTCAGGAGCGCGTGCACTGCCTTGATAGTCCACACACTCAGTTAAAAGCTGCTGACCTACAATCAGTGCTGCGATCTTATCTAATCTAATATTCTGTTCTTTTTGAAGCTCGATAAGCTGATCAAGTTTTTGGAATAAACGCTTACTCATAGTTTGAGGTCTTGCGGACGGTGCCAGCCTACTTCGAAATCAATCTGTGTACTAACTGCAGCAGCGCTTGCTTTTTGGAAAACGAACCACGCAGAAGTTACAGGATCTTTTGCAGTAGTACCATCTGCACGAAAAGATGGCCTAGGCGAGAGGATCTTAATGTTTGTCAAAAAAGATTTCTGTAAAAAATCTTCGCGTGCTCGTGTAGGCTCCAAGAACGTTAACCTATCCAGAATGCACACACCTTTTGTAGCGACTTGGAGCCCACACTCTGTGATCCACTTTGTGTAGTCTTTCATTCCTTGGGTTATTGCGATTACCCAATCAACTTTTCCTTTATGTGACGCCCACCAAACGAGATCTATCAGATTTTCTTCGCAATCATTTGTTGTAAATTCAATGATTCCTGTTTTGCGGACTTGTTTTTCGAGCTGCCCGTCAAAGTCACAAGGAAGCAGAACCGCACCATCGATTAGACCAGAGTTCCCGATAGGATCAAAGATATATCGGGGGACGTGGTAAAAACCTGACATGTCTGAAAAGATGCTGGATAAACTTCGTTCGTACTTGACGTTAGAGCAAGATTTCACACACCGTGCTTTTTTAGACAGCATGGACAAACTGAGTCCGAAGGAGTCTCGTGAGCTCCTGGGGATTATATATGCAAATTATTTGATAAGAGGAAGGATAATTCAAAACATCATAAAATACTGTGAAGCGTACGGAATTCCTCTATCATTGTTTGATGATCTCTTGGATATGTAGACACAAAAAAGGGACGCCGATTAAAGCGCCCCTCGGTAGAACAATCCGAAGTGATCTTAGATCAGAAATCTAGACCTGCGGCTTGAAGAGCCGCTTTTTGTTCTTCGGTTAGTTCTTTTTTGCTGGATGCCTTTTTAGCTGTTGGAGGTTCGGCCTCTTGAGCCTTGGGACCAGGAGTCCCTGCTCCCGCAGGCAGAGCAGCTAATCCGACAGGTGCCATGCCGTCTAGTCTCTTGGGGTTCGCTTCCATAAACGCATCCTTAAGGGCAGCGTGGTCTTCTCCCAAAGGAAGTTCAACCAGATTTGAACCGGGGATAGTACTGCGTAAAGCAGATGCCACCAAATCTCCTGCACCACCGCCAAGCCACGCTCCAATATCCTCGATGAGCTTGCGCTCTTCATCTGTTTGCGCAGGGCGGTCTTTAAATTCAAGAGCATTGTAGTTAATCTTTGCACCGTCAGCACCCGTCATCGGGTCCCTCTCGTTGAAAGACTTCTGCACAAATTTTGTTGATGTAATTATTTCACCAACATTAATGCGGTTGTTGTACAGCGTCTGGAAGTACGAGATAAAGTTTTTTTGACTCGACTTACCGCTAATGATGCTAGTACAAACGCAGCGTGGAGGAAGTAAACGATGAGAAGGTGAAACACCAATGTAACTAACACGAATAAACTCTTCGTGCGAGCGCATACCGAGGTTACCGAAATACGGTGTAAACCCAAGTAAGACAAACTCGATCGGTATCCCGTTATCGTTCGAGTCTGTGATGGCCGCTTCTGGGTCGCTATCGGATTTCCAACGGCGTGCTTGAAGATCGATTCGAAGTGTGTGCGGTGGGATTTGACAGAGAATCTCATCAGCCGAAAATTTGCCAGCAATAAAAACCATGACCGTAGTTTAAAGAGAGAAGTCCAGTGAACCAAGTGCGGCCGTTGACACCTTTCCTTTGTCGGGATCGGCGGCTTTGGCAGGAGCAGCTTTTTTGCTGCGTGGGAGATAGAGAATTTTCTCAACCCCATAGTTAAGATACTTCCGATTTTCTTTTTCGCTAGTGCTTACGCGCCCTAGAGCGATAGTGGGTGTACCAGGTGGCAGGTCAGCAAGCTGTGAAGACAGTGCATCCCACGCTGTAAGTTTGAACCATGAGGTTTCGCCCTTTTCGTCTTGCCAAGCAAGCGAGCGGTTGGTGACTGTGTTATCTCCTAGTTGAGTTTCCTCTGAGACAGGACCTAGCCCTCCCGTGGAGACAAACATGTTCAAGGCAAGAAGATCATCCCAGTTCTCGTTTACCACCACGAGCATAGGCTGCATTTGAAGCACACCATCAGGAGTGGTCTTAGTTGGTCCTATGGCGAAGATGGTTTGCTTTTCTTCAAGTTTTTTAAGAATCTTACCTACGTAATGATCCTCCTTCATGGAGAGCTGAACTTTGGTTGCAATACGTCGGTCGCTTGAGGGTAGAGACTCAGCTAAGACGTGTGCAACTTTGTTTTCGTCGACTTCTGCTGCATCAGTGACGCGCAGACCCAGCATAAAGATGTTCACGGTTTAAAGTCCGGTAAATCGTTGAGCGGTGTACGTTGAGTGCCTTAGCAATTTCCCTGACGGGAACGCCTTGGCTGGAGAATGCTAGTACCAAATTGGCGTCTGCGTCCCCCAGCTTTGATGCCTTCATTTTTTTGTAAGAGTTGTGGTACGGGTTAATACAAAGCTTGTTGCCACACGATGGCTTGACACACCCATCTTTATTTATTTCCAGATAATCGAGTATCAATGGACGCACGTAGTACTTGTGACCTAGTGCGTACAGCACGGGAGAGCCATTGCAAAATGAACTTTCCCACTCATCACAGACGCCATGTTCGAAGTCGCTCGATGCAAGTCGTCTAAATAAAATGGATAAGCCTGTATCTTTTATACCTTTATACGAGAGAGAAAATGTATCTGCTTGTAAAGCCCTAGCAATGTCCGAAGCCTGGGCCTGAGCGTGGTTCGAGTCGTTTGCAGTTACAGCTAGTTCCAGGTTTTTATCTTTTCTTTTTAGTTCTAAGCAGTAGTTAGTAGACGTCATTCGGCTGGAACTCTGCCGCTTTAATAATACGTTTACAATCTTCTTCGTTGACAGCAAAAATGGGGTACAGTCCAAGCCATACCCCAAACTTTCCTTGAAGTAATTGTTTTATAAGCCTCATGAGTCGATTATGGCTTTGACCAGCGTAGCTGTCCAGCATGAATTAAGCGACTAGGCTTAAAGCTTCTTTTGCTTTCTCACCTAGGGTCAAACCCTCAGCCTCAGTTCCAGCAATAATTTCGGCATCACTAAACCCAGCAAGGCGAGCTCTTTCGAGTGCCTCTAGACCAAAACCGTTTGGTTCTCCATCAGTACCTTTAAAAGCACGAAAAGTGTTCACAGAAGCCATGGCTATCAGTTTGTTGACACTTTTATATTAACCGTAAAGAGACATTGCGGATGAGCCTAAACGTGTCCCTTCTGAAACAGCTCGACGTGCCGCTTCTTGCATACTAATACCTTGAGCTGCTGCAGCTCGTTCGAGACCAGCTAAACCAATGTACCCTTCGGTACCCCCGCCTGAAGAGCTACTTGCGTAACTTGAAATTGAAGGAGAGGGAGCAGCCGGTGGTTGATAGACTTGATTTGAGCTCACACCTAGTGAACTAGCAGCACTAGGTCCAAACTTAAGTCCTTGCTGCTGAGCCAACCCTTTAATTGCTTCGTCTGCTAACCCCTGACTCCTCATGCTTTCTACAGCTGTTAGCCCAAGCGCACCAGGCGTGGCGTCGCCGCTTCTGTAGCTCCCAAGGTCTGTGTTTATACCTAAGCCACGAGCTGCTTGCTCTCCAAATTTGAGACCTTCAACCCGCGCTTTACCTAATATATCTTGATTTGAGTATCCGTATTCTTGAGCTTTACCCACACCCATCGCACCGATCGCACCTGGTCCATAACCTTCAGAGATAAAGCTGCTTAAGAGTCGATTAGCTTTTTCTTTTACAGGTTCTTTTACTTGTTCTTTCTGCGCTTGAGGCGCTTGAGGCGCTTGAGGCGCACTCTCACCAGGTAAGGCAGAAGGTTTCGGAGCTAGTTCAAATACAGCCGTTCGTGATGGTGTTTGTGGTGCTTTATAAGTTAAGGTACTTGGGCTACGACCTTTGAGCTGACTTTCTACGCGAAATGTTGGAGCGAAGCCCTCGAAACCTTCTGTAGGTTGATCTTCTTCATCGTCGAATAGACCAGCGAGATCCAAACCAAAAGTCAGTCCTGCTTTACGAAACTGCCGACCGAACTTACTAAAATCGTTTTCTGTGGGAGTAGCAGTCATTTCCAAACCCAGACAACTCTACAGCTGCCATCATTTACTTTGTTTACTTTAAGCGATAACTCGAAGCTGCGGTACTTGTCAATTTAGTTTTTTTGTTGTTCAAAAGTTTTGAACCCAAAAAACTGAGGCGCGTTTTGAGTTCGACCAGAAGCTTCCATTGTTTTAAAACCTTCAAAAGGGGTCACCGCTTTCGACCCACCGAAACTTCGAGCGCCCTCCTCTTCGGTAGCGGCACTTTTCTTAACTGACTTCAGCTCTGGGAAGTAGTCCACTAGCAAAGATCTTTTGTTTTCTTCAGGCGTGGTAAGAGGAACGCCAAAAAAATCACCAGCGAATCTCATTGACCTACGCCTTTTTTAAACAGTCTACTTATTTTCAACAAAAAATCGTTTTAAGTCAAAGCCTGGACCAATGGCTCCCTTAAGAACACGCATAGTCATCTTAGCTTTTTCGTGACATGTGAAGTGTAAAGCTTTCTCTTTATCTGACGTATAACTTACTAGGTTGCGTCTTTCTTTATCTAGACAGTCACTAACGTACATAGAATCTTTTATAATTACCCACACTTCTTGGAAACGCAGGAGCGGCATTACCTTTGTCTCGTCGAATGTGTACAGGACCGACTTAAAGGCTACCTTTTTATTCGTTTTTTTGACTACACATTTTTTAATTTCTTCTGTTTTTTTTTGAGTTTCTCTACATTCTTGAGGTTTAGGTAGCTCAAGTTGTCTTTTAAGGCTTCGTGCTTTGTTAGCTGCTTCGAGTGCACTACTGAACACTTCTATCGTTAAACATACACCTGCGCTCATACGAACACAACCTACATAACCTTCTTCAGTTTTAGCTGTAAATATATCTTTGTCTCTGACTGTATTTAAATTCGATATTTCTACTGACTGTGATATCTTCTTTTTGGTTGTTTTTGGTACTTCTGTTTTCTCCAACTCTATGGAGGTAACAGCTTCTGTATCCGTTTGAATTTTTAAACGACCTTGTTCATGCTCTGTTGGAGATTTTAAATGATCCCACAGGACAGTCGCGTAATGACGACGGTCACCTCTTTTGTTTGTTTTAACAAAAACTTCTTTAACAGTACCTACACGAGCTGCACGTAAGTATTTTGCTACAGTGTCCTTTATTTTTTTGTCAGCAAAAGGACTGACATACGTGATGCTTTTCATGTTCTCTGTGACTCTTTCTCCTACTTTAAACTTACTAGGACAAAGAGGACGATTGCTTCTAGCGGCTTTATTCATTTTTCGAACCAGGTGTCTCCGAAACTAGCGTCAGCTTTAGATGGTACCTCTTTTAAGATTGTTTCGGCAGCTTCTTTCATACAGCTTTCAAGAATGTCCTTGTAGTAGTCGACTTTATCTTCGATTGCTTCAAGGACAATTTCGTCGTGAACACAAGCAACTAGATGCGCTTCATTACCTAGGTGAGAACTCAGCTTAGCTAATGATAGCTTAAGGACATCGGCCCCAGCCCCTTGAATCAGCGTGTTGGCGCAAGCTGTCATCGTGGCGTCGTTGTAAGAAAGCAATCTGCGTCGTCCGAGTGGTGTCCTGACATAGGTCCAGCCATCCTCCACCATTGCTGACCTCTCTCTGTGCCACTGTCTTAACCGTGGGTAAGCACTATGAAAAGACGCGTGTGCGACCTTGGCCTCTGATAAAGAAATTATCTTGCCGCTTTGAGCAGCGTAGGTTTTGTACTTTCTAAACCCCATCCCATACAACAGAGCAAAGTTAAGTGTCTTACCTTCTTGCCGTTGATTCTTCTGAACCTCTTCGAGCGGAATTTTATAGATCAGACTTGCAGTAACCGTGTGCAGGTCATGTCCCTGTTTGAATGCCTCAATCATTTGAGTAATTCCAATAAGCTCAGCACCGAGTCGTAGCTCGATCTGACTAAAGTCACAGATAATCAGCTTGTAGCCAGGCGTGGCGACAAAACACTCACGAAACTCTTTATCGCGAGGGATTTGCTGAGCGTTAATAGCAAACTGGTTTTTAACTTTTTTGGTACTTGTTTTTTTGGCGCCACTGGAAGTGAAGCGACCTGAGTTGGCTCCGTACTGGTTGTAGCCCGAATGGATTCTGTTAGTAATTGGATTTATATTCGCAATAAGTTTCTCAGCGTGCTCTAGCTGAGTCTCAACTTTGGTGCGCTTTCTATATAAGTTGAGCAGAGGGTTGTCACTATCAAATTCTGCGAGCTGGATCTGATTAAGAGTCGACTTTCCTGTTCCCGGACTGACTGGGAGTGCAACGCCAAGTGCTTCAAAACACTTAGTGCACTGGACCCCTGACCCTGGGTTAAACTCTTTTCGAAGATTTTTTCCGATTGCTAAAGAACCATCGGTTTTTCGTGGGAGTTTGAGTTCGGAAGGCAAAGCTGAGTCGAGCTTAGTGCAGAAGTCTAATGTTATATCATCTAATTTAATCTGAATAGCGTTTTTTAATGCGACTAACTTACCAATATCTACGTTGAATCCTCTGTAACACATCGAGGCTACAGAATGGATACACTTAGACTCAAGCGAATAAAGATCTAACAGCGCTTCCTCTGCCAGTTCTTTGAGTTGATCTGCTGCAATTTTTGGAAGGAGATCTACATCTTTAGCTGCATATTCAATCTGTTCGATGTCCAGCTCTTCTTTGCTCCAGTCAGAGATCTGTTGCTCTTTGCTTATGTCCAGCTCAAGTCGCCTGCTTACTACAGCTTTCAACGAACAACTGACGTCATCAAAGTAAGGCTTCTGTAGTTTTGGACTTACTTTTTTTTCTTTAAACCCAGCACGTAAACAACGTTCCGCAATATATGTGTCGAATATCTTGCCTTTATAATCTATGTTGATTGAGAAAAGAAACTGTAGGTCAAAGTTTAAATTGTGGCCGAGAAGCATCTCCCGACTTTCGATTAGTTCTTTTAACCCAGAAGTGTCGGAAATTTTAAATAGATCTAGTACGTATATTACGCGGTCTTCTACTTTCTCATCAGTTGTACACAACTGCAATAAGCGAAGTTTAGAGACATGTGAATCCAAACCCGTGGTTTCAGCATCCAAGCAAAGCTTCGGGATCTTTTGCAGTTCTTTTAAGGCTTCCTCGAACTGTTGGTTTGTTGTGGCGTAGATGATTTTCATAATAAAAAAGGGGCGCTTTAGCGGCGCCCCCCAAGGTTAGTGGTTCGCGCGTCAAAAAGCGTAGAGCTTTTTCTCGCGAATGCGGCTACTCCAGCGGTGGCTGATAAAGTCCGAAATGTCGCCCCAATGCTTAGCCACTTTCTGACCCATAGCGGTAGGGGATACGGCGTAAACGGTCCGCTGTAGTCGCTTACTACCTTCGTCGAGTTCTTTATCGTTGCTTCCGAACTCGATGGTCTCTTTCATCTCTACGAGACCCCACTCCTTCAGGAGAGCTGCTCCGTCACGGATCGACGTATACATCGGCGATGCGTGGTAACAAGCGTTACGAGGGACGTTAGGACCTTGGTTCAGGGTATGGTAGTGGCCATCGCCATCCTTGACAAACCCCACAAAGCACTGAGAGTCAGGACTAACAGAGCTCCGGTAAGCCATGCCGTTCACACAGAGCGTCGTTATCTGACGCAAAGTTCTTGTGTGACCATCGCTAATACCTTCGAGGATCATCGCAGCGCCGATTGCTTTAAGACCTCCCATTGTTAAAAGGGAGTCAATGGCCTGGGTAGGTTGTTCGATAACAACGCTGGGTTTGATGTGAGAGATGCGCTTAGCATCAGTACGGCGATACTGACGCTTGCGAGGTGTCTCCACTCCTTCAATCGCAAACCGAGCAGCCAAAGAGGCCAGCGTGGTGTTTTTGGTTGCCACGCTGATGGAAAAGAGTTTCTTGGCGTCAATCATTGAAGGATCGACGTGTTCTGCAATATCGATGGTGATTGCAGCTTCTTTTCCAGCAGCGTTAAGGAGAGCCGTGGCTTCGCTGTTGCCCAGTGTGGTGTCACCGAGTCTGAACTTGACTTTCATGTAATGAATGGGTGGAACGAAGGAAGCCTACCTATCCAATACAAAGACTGTTGAAAATTACAGATTTTCTTAATATTTCCCTCACGTAGAGCTGCTAGCCGCCACATCTTTCACCAACGTCATGTTGTCATACCATGTTATCAGGTCTCTTGATATTTGCACAGCTATTAGCTTGAAATCGAGTTCACTAAGCATTAATGCCATCTCTATGTCGGCTTTGTTGCCAAGTTTTTTGACTCCATAAATTTTATATAAAAACTCACTCAATAATGTGCAGTGTTCCGTAACATCTTTATCGATAAATCTTGTAACGTTTATAAGCTCAGTTGTCGGCACATAAATAAGTACTGCTTCTTTAAATTTAAACAGTGAAGTTTTATCATTATGAAGATTGTGATAAGTGCGGTATAGCTGTTGTGTTACCCAATTATCTAGTTCAAATTTTTCAGTTGCTGGTGAGTATTCAGCTTCTAACCTTCTAATTGCCGCCGCTTCTAAATGTCTGGTCATTTGACTAACAGTAGCTGTTTCCTAATCTATGCTGCACAGTTAAAACAAACGCTTTACCGAATAGCATTCTGAAACAATTTTGCACTTTCAGGATCATTTGTAGTGTCTATAGTGTGTACAAAATCACTAAACTCTTTAAGTACATGTGCTTGTCTACCGATACAAAAGCTAGTCCACTGCAGTCCATGCTCTTGTTTAAAAGCATTTAAACGACGGACAAATGGATCCGAAACCTCCGCATTACCATCTGTGATCATCAAAATATCAGATCTCTCCACAAAATTAGTCTTGTTGAGAGCGTGGTCAATCACCGAGCAGAAAGAAGTCCCTCCTCTTGTCGTCCAGCTCAACACAAAATTCAACAATCTTTCATTATCGGTTCTGTCTTTATCCAAGTGAATACTTTTTTGAATCATGGTGTCGAAGAGGTGAATGTGTGTTGCACGATTTTGTTGTAAGCATTCTTCCGCAATTACATAAGCAATAGCTTTTGACCAGAGCTCAGATTCACCAGTCATTGAACCACTAATATCGATGTACAAAACTACCGGGCCTTTGTCTAACTCTTTAATTTTGGCTTCATAATCTTTCGTAAGTAAAGTTTTCTGGCTGTATTTCAGTGCGAAAAGAGCACGTCCTTTCTCTGTAGCAGCTAATGCAATTTCTACTGGAAAAGCCTTTATAACTTCATCAGAAAACTTGGCACCTACAATGTCGCTATAGCTAGTTTGTGATTTACGTGCACGCTTTCGATCTGTCCAGGCTTGACGTAAGGCACCAAGCCTACGCACTAACTCTTTTAATCTTGGATTATTGCTTAGCTTTTTAGCAAGATTTCGTTTTTGTTCAAGATCATTAAAAATAATACCTTTCCCGCTTTCAGCACCAGCCAGCTGACCCATAGCATCTTGAATGTCTTTCGCAGCTTGGTGTGCACGATCGACTGCTTTGTCTATTTGAGGTTGAACTACCTCGCTAGCTTGCAACATGGCTTGTTCAATTTGCTGGCCTAATTCTTTACCTTTATGGCGAAGCTCAACTGCTTTAGCATCATCGCCTTCTTTCTTGGCTTGCATAAACTGTTCTCTAAGTTCTTGGAGTTGTTTACCTGCATCAGCGAGCATGGACGCATCTAGGAGCCCTTTTTGAATTTGAGTTTCAATTACTTCGCTCAACTCGTTAAGTAAATTTACAGCGTTGTTTCCTGCTGTGAATTGGTCTCCGACTGAGATCCCGACCAGGTGTGGCCATGCGGGAGAATCACAAATCTGAATAAAAAGACTTACCCAGAACGCAGACTCGGGTTTGTACCCTTTAGGAAATGCCGGGTTAAGGCCATTTTGTTTGGCATGTAAGTAAGCTTCTATTTCATCAAAGTTGATGACCGTAGTTACGTGCCCTCCGTTGTAGAGAAAATCAAAGAGCTCTTTGCCAAATCGAGACAACTGTTTGATGTTGTAGTGATCTTCTATGTACTTAACAATGGGGCGAGCATCACGGATAAAGTCATCCCATAAAAAATCTGAAAGTGCCGATACAGCAAGCAAAAAAGGTTCGTTGTTGACTAAGCGCAAAAACTCGTTGTTGGTTTTCATGATGAAATTTCAGAAATAGATTTAGCCACGGATCGACTAGACGATTCGATTAACTGAGTTAACTTTGTTGCAGTTTGTCTGGCGTGAGCAGAGATTCTGTACTGACCCGATTCAAGAATGCTGTCTAGCTTGCCCGAAAGCGTGTCAAGGTCTCTGTGCATCTTGCGGAGTTTGCCGACAAGGCGATTCAAGTCTTCAACACTACGTGACTCTTGAGAGTGGAGAGCATGGTATTCCGTAAGAATCCCACTGTGTGCTCGCTTAATACTTTCTAGCAATCTTTCAGCAGTAGGTACTGCCTGCTCTAAAACCTCTTTGATTGCCTGGATGTCGTCTTTGTTCTGATAAACAATGTGAACCAGAGATCTGTGAAGATGTTCAGGGAACAATTCTTCGTCACCTTGTACCATAGCCCAACCACGCAAAAATTTAAGAATCTGTACACGGCGGCGATCGCTGATAGTAATGCCTCGGGCGGTTAGGAGATCGATTACTTGGTTGAACGAATCAAGAAAATCATCGCTAACCCTTAGTGAACAAACCTCAGCTTGGAGAGTTTGTAGATCTTCAAAAGTTAAGCTTGACTTAACTACAGGGCGTTCTTTAATACCCAGAGCCCAGGCATCAAGACTTCGTTTAGATGTTGGTTTTTTCAATAGGTCTACTGTTGGTCGGAACAAGAAGCGATCACAGAAAGCTTGCAGTGATTCTTCTTGAGGGAAACTATTTGTTGCTGCAACGATTGATTGAATGGGAGTCTCAATCACATCACGTCCGTTGTTGAACGTGCGCTCGTTGAGAATTGTCAGCAACGAATTAAGGACAGCAGAACTACCTCGGAACAGCTCATCGAGGAAGGCTATGTTTGTTGTTGGCAGGTAACCTCTAACGTCTCTAACGTATTCATCTTTCAGCAACTTCGACACAGCAACTGGACCAAACAATTCACTTGGATCCGTCGTGGGTGAGAGTAGATAACCAAAGAATTGAGATCCTTTGAAGCCACTTGATACGGCGCGAACAAGCTCAGACTTACCAGTGCCAGGCAATCCAAATAAGAAAGCATTTTGCTTTGTGATAAGCGAAGCAAGCAGACCATCGATGATGTCTTCCCGCTCAAGGAAGCTTGCATTTAATGAGGAACGGAGATTTTGTAGATTAGTAAAAAGTTGGTCGTTCATTTGTTTAAAAGTGTTTGAGTTGTTAAATCAAAAATCAAGATCGTCTACTGAGTCAGCTTTGATAGTTTGTACCTCCTCTATAAGATCCTCTAAATTTGTTGAATGAGCTTTGATTAGTTCACATCGCTGGTCAAACAGAGTCTGCAAGTGGCGTGCTCTCTGTTGATAAACGTCCTTTTCAACCTGTAGTTCACGGTGCAATTCATCAAGTTGATCTTGATTATCTGCTGAGCTAATCTTACTTAGAAGATCACGGTAGGTGCCAGACAGAGCTAAGGAACGCTTTAAGGCTTCAAGCCCCTCGCTTGTGTTGCGAGAGTCAACGATTGCCTGGAGCTCGCTACGGATATCAACTTTTAATTCTGCATACTTCTTGTAAGCCTTGTCTTTAGCCTTAGCTGAATCTGACTGAAGTTGAACGCCCACATCAAGTAAATCATTCGATAGCTTTGAAAGATTTTCAAAGCCAGGGCAGTGTCGTGTGATCAACTGCAGTGTTTCAGCAGTTATCTGCCAAGAACCTCTACGCTTTGTACCACCTGTTTGTCGTTCACCAACTTTGGAAGAGACACGTACATCTAAATCATCCAATAGATCTGCAGCTTTAGCCAGAACACGATCAGCTGCACCTTCGCGTGCAGCTTCTAATACCTCAGTTGTATTAAACATCGCGGCTTCTTGAATCGCCGTGGAAATGGTGTGCTCTTCTTTACTTTTAGATACTCCTATACTCACAGGATTTGGTCCGACTACAAACACACGAATCGGATTATCAAACTCTTGTTTAGTAGGAAATATTTTTAAGTAAGCTTCTTTAGCTAGCTTGAAACCTTCAGTATCATCCTTAAATAAAGGCTCTAGGAATCCTTCAACAGTGTTGGACCACCTGGTGTATTCACCTAGCCACAGTTTATTTAACTGTTCGTTGTAGCCAGCTGCATCAGAACGAATCTTGGCGATTCTTTCCATTGCCTCTTCAAAATAATCTTCGTGAAGGAAGTGAACATCTCCATTGTGGATGGTGCACTCATCGTACAGTTTGCGTTGCTCTATGCGCAGCAGGTTGAGAAAGTCTTTGAGTTTACCTGATAAATTAGGACGCACAGAAACAGATTGTTGCTTCTCCAGCACATCAATAACACTGTTAGGCAGCTGGAGATCGACCATTTTGATCTGAGTGCTCTGCCTTACCGAAGCGCTGACAGAGCAGTGAAGAAGAAAGATTTTGTCGTTGTTCATGATCACTTAAGGCGACGGAAGACGGTGGTAATTTTGTCAGTAATGAGATCGATAGCGCCAGTAAGATCAAGTTGTTTGATCAAACTGTCCCGCTCAATTTTGGCAATCTTGAGCTTGCGCTCAAGGTCAGCAATTTTCTCGTTGAGCTTGTCGATTTTTGGGTGAGGTGAAGGGACACGATCAACCCGAACAACGATGTTTGTGCGGAATTCGGGGAACTTGAACAGGGACTCCTCTCCTTTGAATACTGAGAGATTGTGTCCACCGTGTTCCGCGTGGCATAGCAACGTAGTCAGGTTGCTGCGTGCTGCTTCGTACTCTATGCCGAAGCTTCCGTTAAGCTCAGCCAAAGCAACATCGCAGGCGTCGTAACGCTCAGCGCTGATGCGTCCCTGTTCAACCAGGGATTGTGTAGTGATCTTACCCATGTGATGTGATTAAGAGGGAACGCACCACGTTAAGGGCCGGTGCCGCCCATGCACAGCAATGTACATCCTTCTGCTCACCTTGTCAACCCTTGAGCACAGAGTTAGCTTTGGTAAAGCTGAGGTTAAGTAAGTACAACTTTTCTTAATTAAAAATCTTTTTTTAAGTTATAAGGTAGCAACAAAACTGGAGTGCTTAAATAATATTTATCTTTTTGATTTGTGTCTCAGAGTGTAAACATGTAAGACTTGTGATTGGTATTACATAAGTCCCTTACTACGAGATACTTTTGCATCAAAGTTATAGCGCCCTGTGTGCCTGTAGCTCATCCGAGGTTCAGCAGACATCTCTGTAAAGATGATCTGACCGCATCTCATACCAGGCCAGAGTGGAAACGCCGAGAACTGTTTAGCGTTCTTAAACTCAAGCGTTAGCACCGAGTTGTTAAAACCAGGGTCGATATAGCCGGCCATAAGGTGCTCCAGACCAGCACGTGCGAGTGAAGACTTCAATGCAAACTTTGCGCAAATATCATCTGGAATGTTAAAGACTTCGATTGTTTCAGCAAGGATAAATTCATTTGGCTGCAGTAAAAATGGGTTGGATCTTGTGTGTTCCGAAATATCTTTTGCCAGTAGGCCACCATCTTTTACTTCGATGTAGAAGTTTGTGCCAAGAGTTACATCAAGACTCGCAGGGTTAAGCAGCGTGGGATCATAGGGTTTAACCATACCGCCCTCGCAGAGAGCTTCGATTTGCCAGTCAGGGAGAACCACAGAGAGTAGAAAGCTTGAATGAGATTAACCTAAACGGCTGTAAATTTCATCAAATAATTCACGACCTTTAACTGTAAGTTTTACGAGCTTGATTCTTTGATCTGCGTGCCAGGGCTCACGGTTGATCAGGCCCATGCCCAGCCCTCCTTTCTGAGTTTGTGTATCCAGTAGGCTACAGTTCCGACTAACGCTTGACTTGGGGATGTTTAATCTCCTGGAGATGTCTGTCTGAAGAAGTCCTTCAAGAGACTCTCCGATAGTAAGAAAGATAAGAAGTGTAGTACAGGAAACTTCACGCGGATTGTACCGTGCAAAGGGTTCTATGACACGGGAAAGCACAGAACAGCGTGTCGGGACAGATGCGATTGTATTTGATATCATTAGCAGCCAGGAGCTAGGTAGAGTTTACCGTTAGGAGCCGTGGGACACTGGATTAGTTCAGTTTTTGATGAAGGACCATTACGCAAGACTACGCCAAGAAGAACTGCGGCGGAGAATATAAATGCAAGGAGTTGGAGTTGTTTGTAGTTATACATTGTGAGAAGTTGAGTTAATTAGTTCTGACACTTAATAAGAACATTAGTACATTGGAACACGGCTGACGGTGTAATCTTGGCGATCTTGCATAGGGATCACATCGTCTTGTGTAGTCAGAAACCACTCAAAATTAGTTTGTGATACGCAAGCGCCACAGAACTCACGCAAGATAGCGTTTAGACGTGACTTAGTTGTAGAAGTCCGCCAGCCGCAGTTATTTACTGTTACTGCGTTGGGGGTGATTGTGGCGATTAGATTGTCGTGCAAGTAGACGTTGCAGCGGTCGATGATGCGATCGTCGTTGTCTACTGGGTGAGGGAAGTGAATACACTCAACGCGAGTGTTATCAAGGTTGAGATCCTTACGCCCCATGATAGCGGCGAGCATCTTACGTTCAATTGTTCGCATGATTGTGTTGGTGTAATTGTGTGCGGTGTTTCGCGTTAGCGGCTGCTAGATGTTGGTGAGACTGAATACTTAAATGGTTTGTTCATGTCATAGATAACTTTGTATTTGATGCCGTTTGTGCTAAATGTTTTGATAATGTCTGATAGTTGTTCTTGGGTTGGATTGTTTAATGTGATTGGCTTAAGTTCAGGCCAGCGTGGATCTGGCAGTGGTGCAATAGTTACATTACTCATTGGTTTAGTGTGTGAATGTTGTATTTATCATCTGCTGTAAGTTAAATCATCAGAAAATACCTCGTGATTCGATGTGAGCTTGAATGGCAGCATCAGAAGGTTCCCACCCTTCAAGATACTCAAGGGCCGGGATAATGTTGTCTTCGATTTGATCGAGTACATCAGAGGGAATCGTGCTGTCGTTCCGAATGATCTTTTTAAACTGAGCGAGCGAGTGATAGGCGAGAGAGTGCCAACTCAAAGCGTAAAGATCGTAGGGGATGTGATTTGACATGATGAGAAAGAATGAGAAATGATGACCGTAGAAAACACGCGTGGCTAATAATCAGGCCCCAATCATGATTCCCTCCATGCTTTGCAGCAACGTGAGCTGATGTAATAGTCAGCAGAGTAGTCAGCGTAGCGATACTCTCGCACTGTACAAGATGCCTCTTGGTATGAATCAAACTCGTCGATAGTTTCTAAGTAGTTGTGATTGATAGAGCGGCGTTGGATGTAATACATGATTAGTCTTCAGAATGTGATGGTTTGATTGAAACTAGAGAAAGTCTTTGTCCGTAGGTATTCGATCAACTGTAGATCTTCCTGGGCCCAGTCACCACCGGGATGGTCTGGAGTTTCGTTGATTAGTTTTAGAAGATCTTGTTGGTATGCGCTAATCATGCGGCGCATAAAGTTACGATCGACTTTAGTCTCAGTGTCGTACATTGTGCTGTTGTTGTAATTGTGTGAGTTGGCCCGCGAAGCGGTTAGTCAAAGTCTTTAGGGTCTATATCTACAGGGCGCTGGATAACCTTGTCGCCTGTATCTTCTACCTGGGAAGTGATAACAATTCGACCACACAGTGCGTTGTACGCAGCAGGACACTCATGCATTAAATGACGGCGCATCTCTTGCGACATGTAGTTCTTAAGTGTGTGCAAGATCTGATCTTTGTGAAAGACTCGAATGTGGTTGTACATAGTAATTACCAAAAGTTACCTAGACGAAACTCAGAAACAAAGCTGTGGGCAATAGACTCAGCAGCTGCAAGACGTTCAGGCTTAGGAAAGTAAGTGTTCCAAGTTGTTGCCATAGAGCCATAGCACAGTTTGTAATCCTTAGCAGCTGGCACAAGTAAGTAACGCTCGATGTAAGCGATTGCACGATCAAGATTGAATGTGCCTTGCTTGTAAAACTTAGATAAAGTTTTGCCTACACTGTTGTAATGAACAGAGGAGAAGTTGAGCGCGTAAACTTCAAGCTCACGCGCAGCAATGGTGTCGATTGTGGGGGCCATGATGATAAGATTTGCTCAGTAGTTGTAGGAAGGAAAGTCAGACTCAGACTCTATAAATTCTAGGTATGCGTACACATTCTGCATACTCCAAGACCTATAGAACTCGTGTTGATTGTTGTTGCGACAATCAATCCAGTTCAGTGAGTCGTAGTCGATTGCGATTGCATCGGTGAAATAGTTAGTCATTGTCAAATTTGCATGGCAAACAGTTGGAAAGCATCAAGCAAGTTGCTGAAATCTTCCTCTTCTATAGGATCGACATCACCAGACAATGAGAGTTGATTAAGTGCGGCAAGAATAAACTCAACCTCGCGACGATTAACGAAGTTAAAGTACGGAATTGGTTGCATGATTAACCTTTGATAGTTTGGAGGATGGAGTAGTCCCAATCATCTACATCTAGAAAGTTGTGGTGATCAGGATCATAGTTAATAAGCATATGGTTGTATGCAATATCGGCATCTGTAGAAACCCATACATTGTCGCCAACGTAACTATTAACGCAATCACGGAAGGCAAACTCTACATAATCAGTCTCATATTCACCCATTAACTGATACCTACCGTAGCTTGTGCGGCGATGTAAATAGAACATGATCAGATTGCGATGGTGTTGGTTAGTTAAACAGTGGGTTCCACAATGTGATCGCGTACATACTCACACTTAGTGTCACGAACCGTTAGGCGACAAGTCTCTGCAAAATACAGATTCTTGTCGTGAAGAATCGTAACCTGCGTGGGAGTTAGCTTCATTACGGAAGACTCAAACGAGATACGTTGTGTTTCAGTCATACGATGTACCTGTAATAAACAACAAAGGTCATGAATAGTAACGGCCAATGATTACATCATCACCGCACAGTTTGACTAACGTGCCACTGAAGTAAGAGTCGCTGGCTATACCGTGCCAACCCTTAAACATGCCGTCAGGATTAGTGTTGGTCAAGAAGTCAGCGAGATTGTAATAATCTCCGCGATACTTAAAGAATGAAAAATCATGATTGAAATCTTCATCCTTCATCCAATCAAATTGGTGGCGGAGTTTGGTACGCTCAGGTTGTGAAAGTTCGCAAGCGGAGAATAGCCTGCGTGGTTGGTTGTTGGTCCTAATTGTCAGCTCAGTCATACGATGTACCTGTGAAACTGTTGTAGATGGTGAGGGCAGAGGCCCTCAGTGTGCAGTATAGCGCACAGGGAGAGCGTCATACACAAACGCAGAAACGAAACTTTGCACCATGATCAAATGTGATCACGAATACATACAAACCACCCCATAAGTAGAGCCCGGTACGTAATACCAGGCCCCACTAAAGAGTGACTCGGGGAAACTGACCCCGAATTAAAGTTAGTTATAGCGTGCATTTAGCACACAAAGAGTATTAAATTGTGTCCGCAAAGGGATGATGACCGTAGAAGAGAATCCCTACGGCTCTGTCCAGCGTACCTGCATTAGAGACAGGTACTCTGGACACAACATCCCTGCGGATAAAGAGTGTTAGTTATTGCGTTACTTCTCACCACGCATGCTCCCTGGACTTCATACGGGTTCGACCCGACTTGCCTGTCGTCATGGTATGGCGATTGTAACTCAGCACAACTGTAGGAAGTTAAAAACCTACAGCAGCGGACCAAGGGCCTTCCGGGCAAGGCACTAGCTCCAAGCCTCCCTTAACTTGGCACGCAGGCCATGGTCGGGTGAGCGGGAGATTCTAGTACTGGTGGGGGGCTTAGGCCATCGCTGGCTTATGGGCACACCCTACCTATGGTTACTAGCCTCAGGGGTATCAGTCCGCAGCCCGTCGGAACTGCCAGCCTACAATCCGTCGTCTCGCCGTCTCGGCCCCTAGGGGCCTACTTGTGGCGACGTCCCGTCTGTAAGCCAGCCGAACGATGGCTGAGCTGTTATGTGATTGGCGAACCTCTCGGCTCGCTTCCTGGAATCCTACAGCATGGAGCGCAGCTAGTCGGAACGATTGTTACGGGATTGAAACAGTTGGTTACTTACGGCTCATGCAATGCAGAGGAACACTCTCGCCAGACTGTATCCCTAACCAAATCGACTAGCGACGCGTGGGCTGATCGGATTGTCCAGGTGCGCCGCTCGGTGTCCCGATTGGCTTGGATACAGTATGGGCACAGCAGGCGCCCTAGGTCAACCCCCTAAGCCATAAGCGTTGCTTATCACTAGGTGAACCCAGTGCAGCAGAGAACGAACCGCGCACGACATGCGCACACGCGCGAAGAAAAACGCGCACCCCCGCCCGCACGCGTACACACACGCGCATACATACACGCGCGCACACACGCACACGCACACGCGCATACGCGCACGCACGAGGTTTGTATAACAAACTAGGCGCAATCTGCCCGCAATTCGGCCTTTTTTTTATATATGGAGCTGGTGTGACGACGGGGGCGAGAAGGGTCTGTGCTTCGGCGGGGTAAACTGACCCCTAAAGGTCCAGTACCAGTATATTAGCAGCGCGGGGGTCTAGCTATCTGGTGAAAGCGGTCGACTCATAATCGATTTCAGGTGAGTTCAATCCTCACGACCCCCATACCCATAAAAAAATCGCCCCGCGTGGGACGATTAGTAAAAAAATTTCGGTTTTGATACTGTGTCACTCAAACTTTACATATAGTTCATCGGGATGTTTATCAAAAAACTCCAATGTTGCGGGACAAAGCCAGCCTTTCAAAAAGTTTTCGTACGAATACCAAGCACCACCTGCTTCCATTTCACATTTTATAAGTTTTCCGTGCGAATAAGGAAAATTACGTGCTGAGAATATAATTCTGTGTGTTTCTTTTGTTGGGTCACTGAACTTTTTGATGAAGTAATCGATAATTTCTGGGACTCCGCAGACAAAAGGCTCGTCTTTAAGTCCTCTAGACAGGTCGGTAAAGGCCCAGGTGTCGCAGTGTCGATAAATTTTGATGGACATCATGGCGTTTGACATGTGATACAGTGTTCATGTGAGTACTTGTCCAGTATACAGTGTCGGAAAGGCTTGTCAAGCAAGCGGGCCGCGCTTTTTGTTTTAAGATAAAGCTAGGGTTTTTAGTCTCATGTACTCGTACGGATATAAGGTTCCTGGTTTACAAGATCAAATTGCTCGTCAACGGCAAACACAACCTCGCGGAGTTGAACCTGATGCCCCCGTGGGTGTTGTCGTTCCCACGGGTGCAGCACCTATTAGTAGTGCAAGTGTTGATGATTCAGTACCGCTAGCGCCCAATCCGGTGCCTTTGGTAGCCACTCCTGCGCCAAGAGCCCCTGCTCAAGAGCAGTCTATGAGCCCTAGAGCATTTTTTGAATCTCAGATTCTTCCAGAAGTCAGAGCGGTTTTGGGAGATACAGGAGTTTATAGTGCTTATAACCAGAATAGAGATAGAGTCCGTGAAGAGTCGTATTCAAATAGTCTCAACCAGTCTGAAAGAGAAAACTTTGAGCGTCTTCGCGGAACTCCTGTACCTTCACCTGTTCGGTTTCCAGAAACTATTTCATTAAGGGGGTTAGGTAGACTTGAGGAACAACCGGGTATTACTGGATTATTTAATCAACTTGTTAATACTAATGAGGAGATAAACCAGTTACGTACACCAAAAATTACTGAAAGTTTTGGTAATCTTCTTACTAAGTACCCAGAACTTAATTCTGTTTTTTACACTGAACCTGATGAAAGAAATCGAGCATCTCGTGTTCGAGAATCAGGTTTTACTCCTTACTTAGATTATGTAGATAAAAAGCAAGTTTTTTCTGCACCAGAAGCTCGTGCAGAGTTGTATAACAAAATTCTTGCTAGTAAAGATAACATTTTAGGTAGCAGTTTTGAAACTTCTGAATTAGGTGAGACCTTAAAAGCTATCGAGAGTGACTACATAAGTGGTGACACCCAGAAACAGTTTGAAGCCCGTCAGCTTCTAGAAACTTTATTAGGTGATCCTGAGGAGTTAAACCGGATAGAAACTCCTGCGTATCGTGAAAGTCGCCCTGTTATTGGTGGCGGCCGCTACGTGGAAGTTAAAGATAACCCTTTAGTGAAAAAAATTAACCAACGGGCTAAAGCATTTAATGAAATGTATGGTCAGTTAGATGAAACTGATAAACAAAATTTAGCTCGGGTGTATCCAGGGTTGAGCACTATAAGTAACTGGAATGAGGAAC